TCATCTTGGTTCTGCTATCGATTGCCATAACGTTCACTTTTGTGACGCTTTGGCTTCTGATATGGGTCAAACCGACCTTTTCGGATCCTCTGATTTATCAGAATCTGAGGCCGATGCAGACATCCTCCGCTCCTTCCAGTCCGTTGCAGATGAACTATCTCAACGGTTCGGAGCGTTCAATGCCCTCAGCGCAAGCTGTGAGGCAAAGAGCGCAATCGGCTCTGGACGGGGTTACAAGCACGGACCCGGCGCCGTAGCTCACAAGTCTGGCATTGTTGATAAATACGCAATGCCTTACTTAACCTCGAAGCTCTTAAGTGTCTTCCCTAGGATATTCTTTATTCCCAAGGGAGACGAGCAAGAGGTGAGCAATCACGAATTGCCAAGTCGGCTTATCGCCGTAACGAAGACAGCAAAAGCTCCGCGACTGATAGCCGCTGAGCCTGCTGAGCACCAATGGGCTCAGCAACTCTTGCTGGGCTGGTTCAACAGGAGAATATCCCATGTTTTACCAGACTTCATTAACCTCAGGTCTCAACATGAGTCTAAGGTCCTTTGCGCTTCGGGTTCCTTGCGTGGTGATCTTGCCACTGTGGATTTATCATCCGCTAGTGACAGGTTGTCGCTATGGGTGGTCGAAAGATCATTCCGAGCCACACCATCGCTCCTACAAGCGTTACACGCTTGTAGGACCCGTTGGTTGTGCAACTCAATTAGTGGCACAACTCCATACTTCTTAAAGTTAAAGAAGTATGCTTCGCAAGGTACAGCGTGTACGTTCCCGGTTCAGACCATCGTATTCACAATGATGGCACTGAGCTGCATTCGTGGTCTCACGCTTGATGAGAAACTACGTAATGCTAGGGGACGTGTCCGAGTATACGGGGATGATATCATCATCCCCACGTACGCGTACGCTCGCCTAGTTCGTCTAATGACATTATTGCAACTCAAAGTTAATGAACAGAAGAGTTTCTCGACTGGTCATTTCCGAGAGTCTTGCGGTGGTGACTACTACCGCGGCTTTGATGTCACGCCTGTGAAGGCTAAGACGTTCGGCGCTACTGAACCCGGTGCTAGACTTGGTACACTCGAAGCTTCGAACAACTTCTTTAGGAAGGGGTTCTGGCAGACAAGTGCATCTATCGAGGATATCTTACGTCGCTACATACGTAGCATGCCAATTGTGAAACTGGCAGAAGATGATGCTTTCAACAAGCATCTTCTAGACTTAAGAAAGAGCTCAGCACTGGGCACCACAGGTCTTGCTGCATTCAGCGGCAGCTGGTATAACCATCTTCCACTTAGGTGGAATAAGGATACCAGTTCCGTTGAGTACAGAGCCTACGGTCCACATAACAGGACCGAGAGGTACGACCGAGTGGGACGTTCAAGGCTCAGGAAATTCCTTTTGGAAAATCCGATCAGGCATCATCTCGATTCAAACGAGTATGATTCTGATTTGCTTGGACGTGGCAAAGCGGGTGACCGCATTGCCTGGAGGGCACTGAAAC